TTTGGATTTTTTGTTCAGATTTTCATTTTGGATTTTATGGACGAAAACCAAAAGAGGATAGAATGCTTTTTGGAATATTCATTTTAGATTTTCTAGGCGGCAAAAGTTTCCTTTGTGGTGAATAAATTGCCAAAACGATACATGTAACGAGTTTTACAGTGAATCAAGGGAATTTACATGTAGAAATCATAAAAACGCCTTAAAACGAAAAATACAACGTTTTTAGGGTATTCGTTAAATGTCGAATTAAGGAGTTGAAAGCTAATGGTGTCATTCCGTGATTTTTGTAACGGACAGATTGAAGAAACAGAAATTGCTAGCAAAGTGGATATTATAAAAAATCCCGACCACTATACATTTAGAGGACGGGAGTGTTCAGACATAATAGCGACTATGACGGCCACATCTAAAGGCAAAATAGCCTATTATGAAGGGGCAATATGCAAATACATGTACCGGTATCCGATGAAGGGCACACCGATTAAGGATTTGATGAAAGCCCGGCAATATATCGACATGCTAATTCGTGAGTTACAAGAGTAAACAAATAGACAAAAAAGGAAACTGGGTAGATAATAACAATAAGCAGCCACTTTGCCGTTAAATCGGGTTATCTACTCAGTGGCCATAAAGGAGAGCCGTAACGGGAATAATATGCCAATCAAGTACAAAACGACTGTAATAAAATGTGATAGTAAGCAATGCTTAAATAATAAAAGAGGTTATTGTCAGGCCACAGTAATCCACGTCATCCGTAATCACCATAAATGTGCCGACTACATAACGGTAAACGGATGTCGTAATACATCCCGTTACGGCGGAAAGGAGAAACGATAATAATAATGACTCCGAAAGAGAAACTGGAATCAATTCAAAGTTTAGCTACTGACATTGACATATTGTCAGCCCAAATACATAATCTGTATACGGTTATCGGCCGGCCGCCGTCATCTAAGGTAACAGTATCATACGGAACGACTCCGGGCACGACGGCAGATGGCTACACGGAAAAAACATTAGTGAAGTTTTTAAAACTTAAAAAAGAACGAATGCAGGCGATAATCACCCGGCATAGCCGAATCGACGGCATACGGAAAATACCGTATGCGAATATCCGGCGAATTGTGTATATGCGCTATGTCGAGTGTAAAGCGTGGAACGACATCGCCGCCGCCGTATTCGTATCGGTTAGACATGCACAAAGGTTATTGCAACAGGGCATAGAATGCTATGCGGTAATAAATGAAGCTGGAGGAATCCAATAATAAAAAGGGCTGTTCTTAACAGCCCTTTTTATTATTGTTAACGCTTTCGGCCGATAGCGCCGATGACGTCATAATCTGTCATGTCATTATATCGGCGAAGTTCCGCCCAGATACAATCGTTTTCAAGGTCATCGAAGAATTGTCCGGCTTCGTCATAATTGTTAAACGGTACTTCACTTACCCCATCTTCATCTTTGTAAACTACCATGAA